GCTCCTGGGTAAACAGATATACTAAAGTAAACTTCCTTAGGAGTACCGAATAATAAATCATTCACAGGATCAACAGGATCATTTAAATGTCCTGCATACGGATATGCCGAATATGTACTATATCCTGCATTATAAGTCATAGTCCATAATGTTGGGCATTGTACCTCAGGTTTCCAATATGCTATTCTTGGCTTAAAATTATCCTTAACCTTAATCCCGTTCTCTACCTTGTACAAATGTATCATTACTCTACCATCTACTTCTTCCCTCATTACAGGTGGTGCGAATACGACCTTGATTGCTTTTGTTTCTAATACGAAGTCATTATCAATAATCTTCCTGCTCTCTCCATATCCCTCATTAAACTTAGTCTTATAAAACTGACTCCAATAATCACTATCATCATCAAAGGCAATACGATACTCCTTAGCACTTAATTCACTTACAGGGGTTATAGTTACATCTTGACTTGTATCTAACTTATCAGTCCAATCTGCTGCCTCATTCTTAAATGCTCGGTAGAACAGGCTATAAGGAATAATCTCCAATATGTTATCCCTAAGTTTATCTTGGGTTACATAAAGGTTATGCATTGTGATAATGCTCTTTAAAAAATCTCTTTGCTTCATTGACTTAGGCATCGTGTACCCAATCTTCATTGTATCGCCTTCTGCCAATTCAACAGACACAGGAACTGTATTACCAATCTTGAATACTTCGCCTTTGTAAAATACTTCTGTTTGAATACCTGTTCCGTGACCGCCTACTTGCTCTCCTGATAGTTGTATTTGGAAGTAATCATTAGTATTTAAAACTACTGCCAAAGCAGATGATACATCCCAATTATATGTTTGATAAGTTGATACGAAATTAACTATGACAGTCTTAGTGAAGATGGGTGAACCATTCTTTAACACATCTAAAGTCCATTGAACTCTCGTAGGTGCTAATGCAATAAATTGAAAATTACCTTCATAGGTCAAGGCAGTATTTAAAGTCTGTGCTCTATTCCACTTGAATTTAGTTCCACCATTTTCAATAGTAAATCCTTCGTGTGCTATATCCCCTCCAAAGTATGAAAAATTATCCCAATTAAAATCAGTTGTTATGTATTCAAGGTTTCCGTATGATTCTTGGTTTAGCAATGTAGATACCTGTCTTGTGATTGACTTTTCAGCCGTTACCATTATTAACTTCTTAAAGTACTGCGTATTAAAGAATGGTGCTCTAATCTCAAACCCAGCATCATCAAATATCCTCTTTAAAATCTCTCTAATATATACTGCAGGTTTGAAGTTGGTTAAAGGATAACTAATCCCATCTATGCTATACCCATAATCTACTAAAGGATATACATAATTGTCTGCTCCATCTACCCATTCCGTACTATTCCAACTTAATGCAATATTATTATTATTCCATGTATGGTCGTAGTCATCAAAGTTCAACTCGGCTAAAGTCTTATCCCCTAAGGTATGTAAGATGTCCCTCAATCTACCGAATACATTTACCTCATAGGTTATGTCCCCTTCTTTATTGTTTACCTTAATAAGCCTTAATACCCCATCAAATACCTTTACATTGTCAAGGAATATTTGTGCCTTGGCTTGTTTGGATGGATTGAAGTTTACAAGTATGTTAGGGTCTGTATCGTAATAGTCATTAGAAACAGATACATCAAATATGTTACCGAATAACTTTTGATTATTAGGGGTAGAAGGCAATACCATTGTCTTTGAGTACGATGTATTCCTGCGTTCAATATCACTAATGTCCGCAATGGAATATGAAAAGTCCACATCAATATCGCCTAATGTGTCTGCTTCATAACCTTCCAAATATAGCCTTGTACTCATATTATACTGATTGTCTTTGATTAACCAATGCGAACTCCAAATCTAATTCTAAATTAAATAACTTATCTGATATTGACTTCTTTACCTCATAACTATTTGGTACGACCTTTGCAGGAATCCACGATGGAGTAATGTAATTATCATTTACGATATTCAAATATACCAATGGGGATGAATACAAGTACCTCAATAAGTCGCTTTGAGTATCGGTAAGGTAGTCGCTAATTATCTTCCACTTTTGAGATTCCTTAACATAGTACACAGGATTGATATTCTTTACTACTACTCCATTGGATTCGTAGATGTCGCCTGAATACCCTCTTTGGTAGCCTCTCCTTTCTATTTCAAATGTAGTCTTGTTTATTAAATCAAAGTTCATAAAGTCATAAGTACCGAACTTATTCAAGTAGGCTATACGCATTGGATCGTACTTGCCACAGGCTTGAATGTAAAGGGTAGCGAACTGACTTCTCCTTGCTGAACCATTGTTCCAATTCAAATAGGTTTCAATATAGTTTACATTGTTGCCATAGGTTAGAGGGGTAATCTTGAAATAGGTTATAGTTGGGTTAGTAACCGATGTAGCATTGATATAGAATGTGCTATTAGTTCCATTAGTATAGAATACCTTCAATTCACAACTGACAATCTTATTGTTGTTGTAGAAGCCGAATACCTGCGAATCGCTATTCCTTAACTTGATTGTATTCCAATCGGTTAATGGCTTGTAAATAGTGTTGCTTGTTCCGTTGTAGTTGTTATAATCAGCATACCAATTCTTTAATTCAAGTAGGGGTAACGATGCTGCTAAACCAAACTTAACTGCTGATATTACCTCTGTGCTTAATATAATTACATACTCGCCATCTACCTCATAATACTCATAGCACTTTAAGTAGAACTCTTTTAGGATGCTATCATCATTAACTAAAGTAGCCGTTTCATAGAATCCTTTACCGAATGAGAACTCCGTAGATACAAGTTTAGATACATCAAACTCTACCTCATCAGCAGGGTTTGCAGGGCTGTCATAGTAAGCCGTAGCCATTAGTTCATCTGCTCCGTTGTAGACTTTTACTACATATTTGAACCCTATGTTACTTGCGTTGTTACTTACTATCCTATATAAGATACGATTGTAGGAAGGTAGTACGCTGGGTATTGGTTGTGTTAATGTTATCATTTAGAAACTTTTAAAATTAATGAATTGTAACCTACCTCGGCTAATTCTGTTTTATAAAATGGGGTTACATCATCTAATGCTCGTTGTTGGAAGTTACGACCTTCAATACCATACTTCTTGATATAGTAGGCTAATCTACTTGCAGGACTAACTATCTTGCGTAACTTGGTTTCCCTTTCCCCTGTCTTGTTTATTAATCCTGTTGCTTGTAGTTCTATGTTCTTGCGTGATGCCCATCCTTCTAACTCTTTTAATGCTTCAGGTGGCATACCATAGGTCTTGAATTGATAGTGCTTACCATCTTTGTTCTTAAAGGTCTTACGCTTATTCTTTATACCCTTTACTCCCTTGTCAATGTAATCTGCGTAATCAACACCGAACCCTACCTCTAATCTCCATCCATCTTTGTAAGGTGCAACACCCAGTACTGAAACACTTCCTGCTAATCTTCCACTATCGGAAGGCATCAAGTCCTCTAACCGATTAACCAAATCAATGCCTAACCGATCTAAGATTGACTTAATACTTTGACCTGTTACATCATCTATTGCGGCAATGTATTCAGTACCTGTTAATTTTCTGCCTCCTATTATAAGGTTGGCTACTTGTTCCTGTGTCGCAACTCCCATTGTTTATATTCGGCTTCTTTATGTTTATTATAATCTTTTAAGTATGCAAGGTTGTTTAGATAGTGGATGACAGGTAGTTTATATGCTTCGGTTACTGAGATGTTTTCAAAGTCTGCGACTTGTTTGGTAGAATGTACCCATCCCCATCGTTCCATAAACGAAGTAGAACTGCCCTCGTTTCCTCCCTCAGACTTGAATAGGTTATTGTATCGCTTATTAATTCCTTGAATAATTGATAAAAAAAAAGCATACACCCATTAATATCCACGAATTTAGCATCTAACAAATCCTCTGCTACCTTATCGTGAGGTATAGTTCCGTACTCCATATATCGTTTCCCCTTCATTGGTAAAAAGAAACAGGCTGCAATCTTATTAATGCCCATAATGTTTCCACTGAAAGCACTAATGTCAATGTACTGCCCTGAAGTAATCTCTGTTAATTCAAAACAGAACTTGTAGCGATTGCCATTTACCTCAATAAAGTCCACAGGCTTACAATCAGGTACTTGGTTAAAGAACTCTAATTTGTTCTTGTAATCAATTACTAATTGACTATACTTGATATTGTCGTAATCCTCCTCCGACTTCCCCTCTACAATGGCTAACATCTTTTGTTGCTTCTCCACTACATTGAGGTTCTCATTTGTTTCAATATCGTATAGACTAATAAATTGTCCAACTGTTAATTTATCCCACATACTCATAAATATATTAATTTGGTTATCGTTTACCTAAAGGTATATAATCCTTTGTTACTAATCTGTAATTCATTCAATCCAAAGTACCTCAAAGCATCTAACGAGTGATTATTAAAGTCCACAGGTTCTTCCTGTAATCCCCCATTCTTATCTGCCCTAAACTTGTAGGTCATTATCTCTTTACCGATCGTATCTCCTGCCTCGTAGTTTACAGGGTAACGCTTCAATATGTCAATACCATTCCTGATACTATCCCTTCCTTTCTTTGCTCCCTTCATATTCCTCCATCCATCACGATATAACTCCTCAATGGATTTAGGCTCTGCACTATCTGCTATGATAGGCTTATAGGTATTTACACCTAACTCCTTCATTCGTTTGCTTATGTCTTGATTAGTCAATCCTCTTTCGTATATCAAAGTCTTTACAAATAACTCTCCCTCCGTTCTCCTTACCTCCACTAATGCCGTTGGATCAATCGTGTAGCCAAAGTCTAAACCATACCCTATTACCTCTCCTCTTACCTCCTCGCATACTTTAAAGTTATTAAAGATTAAACCTTCTATTGCACCCCATTCCCCATTACCATAAACTCTCCACAGGCTTGGGTCTGTCTTTTCAAGTAATTCAATTTCTTTAATTAGGCTCTCCTCAATGAAGGGGTTATCCTTATAACTGCTTACTATAACATCTACATCGCCTTGCTCGTATTGTCTTATATCTTCTAACTCGGTCTTAATGAAGTGGGTTGGCTCGGATGGGTTAAGTGCTAAGTATATATCCCCTGTTGTACGGAATAGTAACTGCTGCCATTCTATTTTGTTTATTTCGTTTGCCTCATCTACAAACAGGTGGTCACGCTTACGACCTCTTAACTTGGTTTCCTTATCCACGCTAAAGAACTCTACAATCCTGTTCCCATATTTAAATTCAAGGTTACTCTTGTTGTTTTGAACCATATGCATCATTCCTGTTTCCTCTAAGATTTCAGTAAAGTCCCTTAATGCTGAACTACGCAGGGATGGTAAGAACTTCCTTACGATTGAGAATATACCCCTGTCATCAAACCGCTTACCTATCCTGCCTGTTAGTAGCCATACGACTATCAACTGACATATAGAATATGACTTAGTGCTACGAGTACCTCCTCTGTTAATCTTTATCTTCTTAACAGAATTGATATTCTTTAAATAAACAGGACTACTTTTTATCTTTAGTTTCACGACTTATTATTTCTACTTCTATTCCTGTGATATTCATATTGCCTTCTATCTCTGTTCTTTCTACATAGCCTCTACGCTTACCCTTGGTCTTTAAGTAGAAGATTGTGCTACTGACTTCCCCATTCATAATCTGCAAATGCAGTTGGGACTCAGCAAAGTCAAGTGCTATATCACTAATGCCATCTACTGCCTCTTTATACTTATCATCTTCCTTTAACCATCGGTAATGGGTTTCTCTACTTATCCCTGCCATCTTACAGGCATTGGTAACAATACCCAGTGTTTTTTCTAAGGCTTCAATCATTGCCTTTTTTATAGTGTCAGTTTTTGTCATAGCCGTATATTAAATTGTTTATCAAAATTAAAGCATCCAATGAGGTTTCAACTTCATGGTCAGCCTTTATATTGTTTATCCTTGTGCGTATCATTCTTATTTGTCGGTCTGTTTGCTCACTCTTTCTTTTCTCCCTTCCTTCCTTTCCATCATCCATTATCCTAACTATGATAGGGTTAGCCTTTGCGATATAGACACTATTGGTAAATCTATCTCCTTCTGCTATTATCTTCTTCCCCTTATTAAAATTCAGGAAGGGTACTACATCAGCCATTACTGCCATTGATAACCTGTCGCTACCTTCAAAGGTTGTGTTGTCGTATTTCCCAATAACGATAACCGTACCATCAGTATGATAGTAGAATTTGCCTATCTTATGCCTATGGTTCTGCTCAAATGCCTTTATAATGGATTTCATTACCCATGTCTTTCCGCTTCCGCATTGTCCTATTAAAAGGATATGATTCTTATTCTTCATCGTTTTGTGTATTCATTGTAGTTATTACTGAAACATTCCCATTCCTTATCCATCATAATAACTTGTCCTGTATTTAAATAGTGATTTTGTTTGACTGGGTTCAGTCCGTAGTCCTTTGGGGTATATTCTAATAGTAGGTGCTTGGGTAAACTTTCCTTCCGGCAATCCCAAAATATATCAAATTTGTTCTTATTGTTCCATTTCTTTGAGGCATACTTAATCCTTTCATAGAACATATCATTATAGACATTGGGGTATCTCCTGTTAGGTCTATGCCAAGACTTATAGCAGCATAGGGTAGTTTCCAAAGTAAAGTAAGACAGGTCAGGATGGTCGTACCTCGCCTTTGCATCACTTAGAAGTAGTTCCCCTTCCTTTGAGAGCCAACTGATATAGTCTTTTGAATAGGCTACATCATTCTTCCACCAATCCATATCATCCCTACCCAGAACTTTACATAATCCGTTACGATGGGACTTGCTTCCGCTAATGTCATCTAAGAATAGGGAATTACAATCTACATTCAGTCCTGATACTTTTAGGAACTCAATGAATGAGAATGTGGCTAACCTTCCGAATGTATAAAAGTTATTGATGACATACTCCCATAGCAGTTCAAAGTTCTTATACTTATCTGTTGTAGTAAGGATATCATTATAAAATTGTTCTTGTGTCCTTCCGTTAAGATTTTCTATATAAGATAGTATACATTTGTCAAGGCTATTCTTTACATATCTTCTGTCCGTGTCCCATCCTATTTTCTCGTAATTAGTCCTGAACCATCTGTTAAAGTCTTGCAGGTTGAAAGATTCAAGTGAGGGGAACTGCTCAAATATAAGGTAAGTACTTATGACATTCTGCGAACACCCATTGATGAATGCGAACCATAAACGCTGCTCCGTTGTCATTTTAAGTTCCTTGTGCAGATATGGGAATGTATAATAAATTGCTCCTGCGTGTGCTTTGTATTTCAAGTGAAATTCATAAAATCTTAAAAAGACTTCTCTGCGATATTTGGGCTGCCTGAAGTCCAATCCGTATTCCAAATTTGATACTTCCTGTTCC